ACTATCTGCACCAAAACTTAATACTGCAGCATCAGATAACAATTTAAGATCATCACCAATAACTGCATCTGCGGCTACTGACAAACCACCATCAGTTTGTAATGAGCCATCAGTTGTACTTGTTGCAGCAGTAGTGTCGTCTGTAATTATTCTGCCTGAAACTGTTAATAGTCCAGCAGAAGATAATGACATTTTTTATGCGGCTGCTTCTGAAGCGGCAGTTTTAAACGATAATTTTGTTGCGTTATTAGAAGCAGAGAAATCACCTTCTGAAACAGCGGCGATACCAGCAGCAGTTAAAATTGCATCTGTACCTGTGCCTTCATTTGGTGCTCTAAAGTCTACTGCACCTAGAATGTTGCCTGAGGCAATATCTGCATCAGACGTTTCTAAGGTTAATGTCATACCTGTATTGGCAGTTGATGCTTGTTTAATATTAAGACCTGTATCAGCAACGTGAGTCATTGTAACGTCTTGATCTTCGCCAAAGGCTAATACTGCAGCATCTCCGAGATAAGCGTCAGACCACGTTACTGATGTACTACCAAGAGCATCGGTGTTAGTTGTATCAGATATGATACCACCACCTGTTGTTAATGTGCCTGTAATTGTTGCTGCACCGGAAATGTTTGCGGCAGCATTAATATCTACTGTAGTACAGTTTAAATTAATATCTGTTGTAGCAGCAATGTCTAAATCAGCAGCACTTGAAGCTGCGATGTATTGACTTGAATCATTAAACTGAATCTGTGAAGTACCGTTAAGTAATACTCCAGTATCAGCAACGTGAGTTAATGTAACATCCCCATCATCTCCCAATGCGACTACTGCGCCATCGGCAAGAAATAAATCTGAAAATTGTAACGAACTTGTTCCTAAATATGCACCATCTTGTGCATCGGGTGCGAATCCTGTTGTTGCCGTAATGACCGTACCTTGTAGAGTTCCTGAGACTGCAATGTTGGTATCCATCTTTGCAGACGTTACATTACCATTAAGAATTTTTGCCGTAGTGATAGCATCATCCGCAATTTCCGCGGCCACGATAGTACCATCTGCAATCTTAGCAGCGGTTACGGCTCCATCTGCAATTTTTGTTGTAGTTACAGCATCGTCGAGCAATTGCCCTACGGCTTCTTTTCCTATATAACCAGACATTTTATCTTATTCTCCCTATTATACATCTTCCAGTACGGAAGCAATCGCATCAACAGCAGACCCAGCGGACGCCTGCACTTTAACTGCATCTTGTGCCATAAGAACAATTTTCTGTCCTTCCACAACTTTAAGAGTGCCGCCTGCTGGTATGGGAAGATCATTCCCTAAGGTACTTGCCGTATCTGAATTTGAATTATCGGTTACCGTTACATCTACTGTAACATCTGACGATGTTTTATTAGACAAATCCAATTCTAGTAAAATTGAAGTCTTACTAGCAGGTGTAGTATATACTGTTGTTGCAGAGCTGTTTGACACTGAATTTGCAAAAGCGTTTTTAAAATCTGCCATTTTCTGAAATTCCTATAATAATTTTGTTATTTTGTTGTTTATATTTATACAAAAACTATCCTAAAGCAATCGCCATAGTTAATGTTTTTGCATCTAAAGCGTTTAAAGTTTCAACGACATCCGTAGGAGCTGTAGACGCAATACCAGAATTCAATGTGGCGAAATCGCCCATATCTGTGGCTAGTTCATTAAATTCTACTCGCCATTCCTCAAATGTCATTGTTGCTGGTGCGTTTCTATCTGCCATCTTCTGTGCCCTTTGTTAATAAAATTTTTACTAATTCCTTTAATTCCTTTACTTCTTCTTTTAAACTATTTATCTGATTAACAGATTCGTTTAAAAGTACCTTCCTTTCTTCGGCCTCCTTATGTCTTTTAATCGCAGCTTCATAAGCACTTAAATTTGTGTTTATGATTGCAGTTGATTTGACATCTCTTACTAAATCTTTATATCCTTCTACTTGTTTTAATTCCATTATGTTGCCAATGCTATTGCTCTAAAATCTTTGATTATAGGTGGTCGTGCAGAGTTTGTTCCCTGCATAATAACCTTAATGGAAAATCCAACAAAATCTTGCAGATTACTTACAGTATATTGATACTCTTTAAAATCAAGACTATGCTTTGATGTTGGTACTGTCTCGTCTGGAGATCCATCTGAGTTAAAAAATGTCCAACCTATATCATCAAAATCTTCTGTAGCATCTGCACGAATAATCTTATACATACATTCTATTCTAGATTCATCTTGTGCAGCTCCATCTAAAATAACTTTTATTGCAGTAGCCGCACTGGCTAATGTTACCTTTTTAGTCATGTAAATTGCAGCGTTCTGATCTCCAGTTGGTGATGTTGGTGCCTTATAAGTTGTCAAGGCTCCTATATCTGAAGATGAAGATATTGAATTGACCCTATTACCTACAGCAATTAGTGCTTGTGTGGAGACATCTATAACAGGTGATAGATTACTTTTAGTCGATGTTAGATAATTTGTTATTCTAATTGATTTATCACCTGATAATTCATTTGTTTCATTAATCTGTGAACATACAATATGTGGTAATGTAAATTCTACATTTTGATTTATCGGAACATTAAATGCATTAGCATCTGTAGTTCTAGTAAACGAATCTTGCAATGCCGATGTTGTGTTTACACTCCTACCAGTTGTAGTCTGTGCCTTTGTTGTTATATTAGTTCCTACAGGAACAATATTGGATACCTGAAGATGCATCAGATCCATCATAATATTTCTAGAACATCTTACAGCAGAACCACCGCCTTGTAGCGTACTCGTTGCATTAGTAGAACAAGTAATAATAAAATGATCCAATTCAATACCAGAAACTGCGGTATGTGTTTTGTTAATTTCTGTCAACGGTATACCACCCAACATATACAATGCAACAACACTAGCATTTTCATGCGTAGCCGCAGTTGTCGCGGAAGTACCGTCACTGGCTCCCCTTGTGCATCCTGTCAAATCATTAGTTGATTTACCTGTATAGGTAATAATCTCATCATCAATTTTAATTGTTCCCGCTGATGGGAAGTTAGATGCATCTGTAATTGATATTGTTGTATCACTAGTAGTAAGCACTTCATTCAGTGTTGTGTTTACAACATCTGAAATCACCCCACTAATAACAACATTGTTATCTGTATCATACATACCATGGTTACGATATTTAACTTTAATCGTAGCGGTACTGACCTTTGTCTGTATTGGATGTTGTGTAAGTAATCCAATATGACCTGACGATGCGGTTCCTTCTTCATTCACTACTGTATAAGTTGAAGTTTTCGTTGTATCAAAATCTGCACGATACATTGTAAATTTCAAATCTTCATACTGGGAAGGAGACCAAGTTGAAGCATTTTGAGATTTAAATAAAGTTCCTAAATGGGGTTGTTCTGAAATGGCCCTAGCTCCACCAGTATCTATTTCACCCATTCTTGAAATCCAAACTTTAGTTTCATCTGACTGTCCAGAAATTACTAAAGCATATTCATCTGTGTCATTAACATACACAGGAGATGGAAATTCAAATGTCGTTGGTGTAGTTGCATCGGATGTTGTTATAATATCTTCAGCATCTTTTATCACTGTACTAAAGGGCAATCTCACTTGTGTAGGATAACCATTCTGTACAGTTCTAATATCTACGGTAACTGGTCTGCTTGTTTCTTTTGAAAAAAAGTAAAGGTCTACTTTCGTCAAAAATTCTCCGCCGTCACTTCCAACTTTAAAAGTTTGTGCCAACGGATCGGGACGAGGAACATTACGAATATGGTCATCTCGTTCTGATCCAGCTACATCTCGACGGGCTGACATTCCTCCCTCAGTTGTAACAGGATCTACTACAAGTACAGCATTTCGTGTAGCCAAAATTTCTTCTGCTACAGTTTCTAAAGTACCTCTAGCTTCATAAATGTGTTCAGCAGCAGTATTAACAATACCGGCTGTTCTAATATCTGTAGAACTATCAGTTAATCTAAAAACTCTTTTTCCTACTTTAAATCGTAACGTAGATGTATTAGGTATTTGGAATGTTCCAACAACAGTACCTACTGCATCTGTAATTAAGGGCATAGAATTAACTGCACCACTTACAGCAGCATCATCAGCGTGTTCTGAAGGTTCTACTAGGGCTGTATAATTTGCAGCGCCTGAATTTCTTGTAACACCAGTGAATGTTGTAGACGTTACTCCAGTATATGTCATCTGTTCACTACCTATCAAAATAGTTCCTGATGTAGGAAATCCTGTAGTAGAATCTACTGTTACAGTTGTTGCTGTTTTTGAAAGAGCACCGTTCAATTGTGTACTTTGAGCACTAGAACCTGATGGTGCACAATAAGCATTAACATCAGTTCCATCAAAGAAAACATATACTCTAGTATTAGGTTTCAAACATCTTCCTGTGAACACAACATCTGGTCCTGGATTTGTACCAGTAACACTATCTCTGATCCATGGAATAATTTCTGTATTAAGAACTTTATCACCTAAACTTCTGCGATCAATTTGTTCAACTAATCTGGTTGTAGTAATTGTTCTAGACTGTTCCACTCTAACTGTTGCAATACTTCTTCGTCGGATTTGATTACCTCTCCTAAACTCTCCACTTATCCAACGGCGGCCTGCATCAACTGTTGTGCCTCCAACAACATCTTCCCAAGCACCAAAAACTGTTCCAAAAGTTTCTCCATCTTGAATAGTACCATCAGCCCTGGCTTCACGCAACATCTGTTCGTAATTGCCTTCTACGTCAATAACTATCTCAGGCATTCTTGTAGTATCAACCCAAATATCTTGCTCTGGATCTAGAGTAAGTTCTCCTATCCATGTTGTGACTAAAAATGGATTAATACTTTCTACTCTACTGGAGTATGGATTCTGCATTGTACCTACATGAGTGTACGGTAGTAAAATCAAATCACCTTTCTTGATATAACTATCAGCTGTTCTTTGAGCTTCTGTAGTATTTTCTTCAATCAGTTTTACGTTTTCAGTATGAACTTCTGGTCGCAAATGACCGAAACGAGGATCAACAGAGACTTGATAATCGTCATGGTGACTATCCCCAACTCTATGACCTGAAAAATTATCTACAATAAATCCTGACTTAAATCTATTAAGTCCATTAGCATCTAATATTTCAAAAGAAGCAGTATCCTTTTCTAATAATCCTAGTGTAGTGTAATATTCTACATTAGCCAATCTAGTTTCTAGTCTACCAATATCCCGCATTGTATATCGTTTATTATCTACTGGTGTGATAATGACATCATTATCATCATAGGTATAAGCGTGCATATGTATCGTAGCCAACTTCATAGCTTCTCTATCATTCAAACCAGGATATTGTGGCTGTTCGTGCGATACACCTTCAATGACTTCAAAATTACCTTGACTATCTACAAATAACAAATCTCTACGAGGTAGATAAAATGTATAATCTACTCTTATCGTATCATCTGGAATAATCAAATCACCTATAGAAGAACCTGTACCTTCAAATACTCTTGTATTGAAAGAAAATGGTGCTGTACTAGATCCGCTGTTATCTGCAACACGGGGACGAAAATCTAATGAATCTCTTAATTCATAAAACCCCTTAGGTGCCAAAGTTTCTGGATCAACCTTTGTTGCGCTGTAATCTGGAATATCTTCATAATCTACTTGGTTTGTATATGAATCTACACTGAAATAATCTCCAGTTCCTGAATGTGCAAAATAATCGAATACAACAGTTAATTGTCCTGTCGGAGTTAATGCAGTAGGTTTTCTTACCAATCTTGAAATATCATAAAACGAATCTCGTTGACCTGTATCTAATGAAAAACTGGATGTAATATCTGAAGATCCCGCAGCAACAGCTCCAATATTTGCAGTATTTCCTGACGTACCGCCAGTTATCGTATCACTAGTATTAAATGTTCCTGAGGTTACTACATATGTCAATGTAGTTGCAGTAGTATTATCAATGACAACACCTTTAGCGGCAGAATTACTTCCTGTAATTGTTTCTCCTGCTGTAAAGGCTCCTGTTCGATTTGCAATTGTAAGTGTCGGTATAGAAGGTGCAGCAGTTATTGCAGTAGATTCATATACAGCTCTTAATTTATATGCATCAGCATATGTCAACCCAATCTCATTATCTCCTACTCTTGCACCATAAATGTCACTAGTATAACTACTAGTTGAAGCATCTTTTGCAATCGTCACGGTTTTACACTTGTTAGCAGTTTTTGCTTTATGTGTAGCAACAGTTCTTAATACTGTCGCTATTAATTTTATTTGTGCCGAATCTTTAATATTTGTAGTATCTGTTACTGTCAGAGTATTCGTTCCTTCACCACCTAGAATACTAGCACTCAGCGGTACAATATCTCCTTGGGCTGCTGCACCACCAGTTCCACTGGCAGTCATAATTGTACAAGTATATCCTACATCAGAATATGCAGCAAATGTTTCATTTGCACCTGACGTAAATGTTACAACACTTGATCCGTTAGTAGTTCCTACAAATGTTCGGCGTACTGAATATGTTGTATCAGAGTTGTTACTACTATCTAATAAAGTTTTAACATCATTTTTAGGAAGTTTATAAACTAAAAGAGTTTCTTCCTGTTCAGTTAATTTTGTTCTATTTCTTATAACATTGGCTGTTGTTATAGCATCTGTACTTGGAGCAGCAGTAAAGGAAATATATGTTGAAGCAACATACATCACAACTCTATTCTGTGTGGCACCTGCGGCCCCTGTTGGAATTGTTACAGCATCTCCAACAACAACTTCAGAGGTATCGTAGCCTGAAATTCCTATAAGGTGATCTAAAAGTTCTACTTGTGTATTATCTGAATGTGATGCCGCTGTTGAACCATTAAATCCTCTTGTTACTGTTAAGGTGTTAGATGAAATTGCTGAAATCTTCATCTGTTCAGACCCTACCAAAATAACCTGACCTACAGCAAACTCAGTTCCATCATCAACATCGACTCCTGTTTCAGAACTATCCAATGCCTCTGCCAGAAGGGAAGTTGCATTTGTCGTTCCTGTTTCAGTCTTATATGTTCCAGATAAAGTTTTAGTTGTACCTACTACCGTATCAGCAGTATAATCTTTACCAGACCCAGCGGTCTGTGTCATAAAGATTTGTTTTACATCACGATCAAATTGTTTTAAATTTATAGTTGATATTGTAGGATTGCCGCTTATAGTATCTGTACCATCACTACTGGTTATTTCTTCCCCAACAACAAACGCCCCAGCTGTCTGCATTAGAATAAGGTCTGTTCCGGTACTTACTGCAGCAAATAAAACTCCAGTTGCACCACTTGTTACACCAGTAACTTTAACATTGGCTGTAAGACTTACATTACCACTCATGGTAATTAAAGTAAACATATTCACATCAAAAAGATAATGTTTATATTTTGATGTTGTATTAGAACTAGAGGCTCCTACAGTTCCACTGCTGTATTCAAATCCTCTAGATCGAGCTTGACCAACTAGTGTTCCAGAAGCAGTACCTCTTGTTGCAGTCGCAGTATCGTAAAGTTTAACTAACTTAAAATCATCAACAGTAGATAGACCCTGGGCTCCATCGGTAACATCTGGAGAACCAAAGACTTTTGTAACTTCTACATAGTTTCCTAAACTAAAAGGTATTGTATCGTTATTTTTAGAATCTGTATCTCTTGCTTTATTTGTTGCAACATATGTTGGAGAAATAGTTTCTATTTCTTTACCTCTAATATATCCTTTACCAGAACTTATAACATATGCAAGTTTAGATGCACTACCACTTTGAGCTGTAGTATAGATACCTCTATTCGCTCCATCATTAAGATGTTCTCTAGCATCTATATGCCATGGATTTACAACATAATCTCCAGACTCATCATGTGTACGTCTAGCAATCATATCATTCACCACACTGTATTCAGTATGTCTGAGATGTTTATGTACTACTCCATCTTCCACTCTTAACAACTCAATAAAATCTGTGTCATCTGTTGCCGTAAGAGATTTCTTAGCAAGAGTTAATGTTAATTTTAAACGATGTGAACCTTTGGCTGCATAGTTTGTAGAACCAGTAGCATTGTCTAAAAGTTGATTATCACTTTCAGGTGTAACTAGAGTTTCTGTTACAGTCCAACCTACACGGTAAGACGGAGTATTTGTATAGTTATCTAATACTAATGTCTGTGCAGTATTTCTAACAAACATTCCGCGAACAAAATAAACGCCTTCTGCAACATGAACAGCGGCTCCTGTAGCAGTAGCTCCTGTAGCCTGTAATTGGGCTATTGGATTTCCTGCTGCATTGGGAGAACCTGCCCCCGAAATAGTTGCATCAGCATCAAGCGTTTCATCATCGCTAAAAACTTGTGTTACGCTATCAGTTGTAGCAGAACCAGTATACTTTACAAATAACGTATCTGGGTCTGTACCATCTGTCACAACATAATTAACAACTTTGGCTGTTACACCAGAAGTATTGCCTGTAATATTCGTTCCTACAAATTCAGAAAGATATGTATTAGTTGCTACACTATTATATGATGATTGTAACTTTACAGCATAATACTTGCTATCATAAGATATATTTCCCGGAATAACAATCGTTCCTTCCTTAAATAAATGGTTACCAAATCTTTCAATTTGGTTCTGAAGGATCGACTGTAATTGGGTTAACTCTCTGGCTTGTACTGCAAGGCCAGGTCTAAATAAAACCTTATGAAACTGATCTGCTTCATCAAAATCATCGTAGTACGGCGTAACATTTAAGTCCGTCTTTTGTGCCATATTATTTTCCTACGACCAATTAGAATTCAATTACTAGTTTAATATTTTCTGTTTGATCGCTTGCCCTTACGATTGGTGCTCTGTTTTCTACATACATAATATCACCTGAATGATAAGCAATTTCTGGGTTATTTGCGGCCGACATAGTACCGGTAGCGGAACTCGTTGTGCCTGTAACCACTTCTGTACCTGCAAAGACAGTAAGATTCTTATCACTATCTATCCCACCCCATTCAGTTTGGATATACTTCAAGACTCTATTAGTAGAATCCCATGCAACAACCTCACCCTTCGCACCTGTTGTACCGCCTGTAATAATTTCATCTACTACAAACGTACCTGGTGTTGGAGATGCAGCAAACGTAACACTCTTAAGTGCACCTAATGTAGATGCAGTTGAAACAGTTGTTGTGCCGTAGTTGTAAGGATTGCGAACTAATGCAACTCTACGAAAATCGTTATCTACGATAAAGTCTCCAGAACCTTCTGAACCTGATAATGATGTATTCATCATCACATAAAAGGCTCCAAGTTCTTTAAGTGCATCGTTACCGTGACCTTCTTTAGGTCCTACAATTGGTGTAACAACAGCAGATGTGCTGGGGCTACCAATACTAGAAACTGAATCAACATCAATATATGCGTGTGTGTAACCTGTTCCATTTGCCGTAACTGTTGCACTACTAACTGCATTACCTGATACAACAAGTGTTACTGTACCACTAGAACCATCACCTCGAATAGGTACACCAGTATATGTACCATTGGTGTATCCTGCACCAGCAGTATCAATAAATGCGTGACGAATTTCTCCATCTACTGCCGCGGCCGATACTGTAGAATCTGTTGCTACAGGCATAAAGTCTGTAGACAGAAAGTTCTGTACCTGTGATGTTGTCATGGTGTACATATATTTCCACACATAACCATCACCAGTTGAAAACTCGGTGTTACTTGTACTTGAAGGTTCATTGCCTGCTGTCACAGCTGTTGCACCGTCATTGTTCATACATTTGTACACTTTATAATCAGATGTCATCACATAAAATGATGCATCCCAAAGTGTGTTTTTACTACCATAGGCCTGATTGGTCGATGAATAGTCATGCCGATATTTGGCATAGGTGTCGCCTGCTGTCCAATTTATTCTTGGTACTACATATGAAACGTCTGTAGAAGCCACTTTTTTAGCTGCAAGAGCATCACGCCAGTACATATATTCATCATCAATATTATCTACTGGTGTAGGTACAGAGGTATCTGTACCTCCGCCCGTTGCCGTACTAAAAGGCTGTGGCCTACCCACGAATAAGTAATAGGTGGACGGAGCAGCTTCACTAAAAGACTCATAAAACTGTTCAGCGTTATGAATCCGAAACTTATTAGTTATAATTGCAGCCATTGTTCGTTTTTCTCCTACTAATTGTTTATATTATTTATAAAGATTTTATAATCTTCTTATATTTATAACACATTAAGACCGAAGTTCTATAGTTATTTCAGCGGGCACTGGAATATGTCCTCTAGCTTTAGGATTACTAATAACATCACTTAACAAAACGCCAGCAACGTCTTGAATTCTGTAAGCGTTATTTGTCCCATGAGCTGAAGCTATAAATCTCATTATCTTAACACCCGACCCATCAGCATGAGTCGCAGCTGTTGTATTATTTATTCCCCTGGTACAGCCGGTCAAGTTGTGTGTAGACTTGCCCGTGTAACTGATTTGTTCATCTTCTATCAGAATCGTTCCTGAAGATGGAAAAATTGCACCGTTAGTTACTGTAATCGTTGTGTCAGAAGCACTTAATGTGCCGCCTTCATTTAATGTTGTTCTTTCTCTGGCTTCTAGGAATCCAAGAGTTCCTCTATAAGCTCTCCAACCATCGCCTATGATATATGATTGTCCTGTTGAGGTCGTTGCAGATTCTAGTAGCACATCTCCAGTGCCGGAATCTGTTGCTGTTTCTAATTCCATTTTAAGGACTGAGGCTTCATCTAAATGGTGATCTCTATACAAAGATACATTCTGCCACATTGGTCCATGATTAGAATAACCATCTAGATAATCTTTAGTTGTGGCTATAGTGTTTTGTTGTTCTAATGCCTTAGGTGTATATGTGTAATAATCTTTATGCAAGTTTACATGAATCACAGTCTGTATTGCAGGCTGAGTTATGGCCGCTCTTGTTACTGATGCATCATATGTAAGGTTGACATCTATCACTGGTCTACTAGATGGTACAGCCGATGTTTCAGATATAAAGAAATCAGAATCAGCAGCCGTGCTATCTTCATCTATAAAATACCCACCACCATCTTCTTGAGTAATTCTATTGTGTCTTGCTATAGATGCGGACTCTCTAAGGTTGACATCTACAACTACATTGCGGGCTGCCACCATATTTGCAAAGACAACCCCAAGTTTTTCAACATCAAGGTCTTCCACTTCCGTGTGCAATGTAACTTCAGCAGATTTTGTAAGACCTATAATAAGTTTAAACTCACTATGAAATTGTGGACCGGGACTTATTGGAAGTATGGGATCATGTTCTCTCCATATTCTTCCTGGTGTTCGTGGGCTAGAAGCTGTGAGAGGATTTCCTAGACCATCTATAATTTGTTCTATACTTTGGTTGGGTGAATAGTCAAAGGCCCGACCCGGATCTTTTTCTAGAAATACTCTGTGTGGACTTTCTATAGTATTTTCTTCTTGTGTAAAGTATACTGGATTTAAAGTTGGGCGAGCACTACCTACTGTAATAACAATTGTAGAATCTTCAGCCAACAATTCACCGACTTCATTTTCTAAAGTAAATCTATACTGATCTGACCATTCAAAATCTTCACTAATAATCCTATCGTTATAGGATGCGGCCTCTGTTTCTCCCAACATATATCCAGAGTTATCTTCATCAAGAAAATATCCACTGTCATCTTCTTGTCTTATCCATTCATTCCATGGACCATCTCGTTCCATAGATATTTGTGCATCATGTTCTGGAGAAGAAACGTCTACAGTAATCTCTGGCCACAATGTTACATCACGATCTCCAGAGAAATTTGTTGCAGGATAATCTACCTCATAACCTATACCCGTTGTAGGTGTAGTGTTTAAAGTTTGTGAACTAGTTGATACCTGGTTGGGTGTCATATAATCTGTAGCCCATGTGGGACGCACAGAATCATCACCACCAAGGCGCCTTGGTAGTTTCGTTGCAAAAATGGTCTCAAACAGACTGAGTAATTCAGGTGTAAATTTCTCTCTTGCAGCTTCAAGTAGATCATCAGCAGGTGCTGTTGTCTTGATCTTCATATCTAAAACTTCAGCAGCACCACCACCTATATTGACTTGACCAAAAAGTGCAAACCCAGCGGGATGTACAGCAGCCTGTACTTCATTTCTCCAATCTACAATAGATTTCTGCAATTTAATTACATAAGAAAACTGCTGATAATAATAACTGTCTTGGATTCTCTTTGAATCTTCAGATATGAACCCATCTTGTCCAGTATATATTCCAGGAGATACGTTTAAAGCTCCTGTCGTTACACCTATTGATGTAGTATCAAAAGACTCAATGACAGCTGTTACACCTGAACTGGCACCTGTAATAGTTTCACCAATTGTAAAGGTTCCTGTTCCTGGATATATGTTTACAACATTTGTATTACTATTAGAAGCCTTAAAAGTTCCTGTAGCACCACTTGTATTACCAGTTACAGTTTCATCAACAGTAAATGATCCTAAACTTGTACATAGGAAGTTATTACGAATAGTTGCCGTTACTGTATCAGTATAATGTATACCAGGAGCTCCAATTTGTATTTCTTCAATTTTACCTACATTAACACCTTTAGCTAGAATCGCACCCCCACTTCTAGACCCAGTTGTTGGTAGAGATAAATTGGGTAAACTAGTATAGTTCTCTCCTATAGAGGTAACTCGCACATCGGTAATCGGACCTGTAGTTCCTTCTTGTACAATTTTATCTCCACTATAACCATCTGCATATACAGTCTCAGATTCTAAAACAATATGGTCAGTAGATACCATACCATAATCTTCTTCTTGAGTAAAATATAATGGTGTAGAATCTTCTGTTATAAGTTCTCCAACTTCAGCCTCTAAAGTAAATCTAAACTGTTCTGTCAACGACCCTGTTTCTGGTGCAAACCCACCATTGACAACAGACACTACAGCCGTAAGACCTGAACCATTTGTATCTGTATTGACTACAGTAATAACATCATCTATTGCATAATTTGTTCCTTCAGTATCTACAACAATTTCAGAAATTGTTCCGGGTGTTACTTTTCCTACAGTGTAAATACCTTCTTGACCATTTGTAGATGTTAGAACAATAGGATCAGTTGTTGCATAATATTGTCCAGAATTAGTTACGGTCGTATCTGTTAAAATCTTAATAATGTTAGCTGTAATTGATATGTTTGCATTATCTTTATCTACAGCAGTAATAGGTTGACCGGCTATAAATGTTCCAACAATAGTATCTCTAGACAAGTATAGCTCTGAAATAGTTTCGTCACCAAAACGATATTTCACAACAAATTCGACTACAGCAGTTGCTTCACTTATTGTGGAGTATCCACCGGATACATATGCACCTGCACCTAAAATTGTGTTATCAACTACAGCTGCCTGAGTAATTGTTTGTCCTTCTAATCCAAACGTATCAACTCCTTCAGAAGTATTTTCCCGTAAAAGTTTTGCCCCATCTTCAAGTTCTAGATAAATATTATCAGAGGCAATATCTTCCATTGCAATACGATCATTCTGTACCACACGCAGAACATAATTACTTCCCCATTTACCATCAGATACACGAAGCATATCTTCAGCTGGATAATAAAGTTCAGCCGTATCATCTAAAAGAATTCTAAAAAATAATTCGTGTGCCTTTTTCGTTCCTTTAACTCTATAAAGGTCTTTAATGTTCTTTAATAACTTTCTCTTGTTTACTCCTGTAGCCAGAGACTTTGGAATAGACTTTAAAAATTGGGATTTAAATTGGTCAAAAAAAGTATCTACTGTATCATCTACATCTGCATACTCCATTAAGTCTGTAATATTTTCTACTGGGTTTGCTCGATAAGATTTTATAACAGCATTTGCACCAGAAGTTCCACCAGAAATTTCTTCACCTATGATAAATTTGTTTTGTGTAGATATAAACAGTCTTGAACCAGAATTAATATCTTCTACACGAATTGTTGCCGTTGCTTTAGAAGTATCACCAGTAATAATCTCACCATTTACAAAAACTCCACGATCTGAAGTCTCTTGAATTATACGTCCAGTACCAGTAGTCTCTGCATCTGTTTTAATACTAGCAGTTTCTTGTACTATAAATTGATCTGTTCCTTCTTCTAAAAGAATCTGATCTACAGCACCAATTGATTCTAATACCAATTCAGCACTTTCTAAAAATTCATAATATTTTTCTACAAAGGATATTATGCCTGCGCTATCATCCCGAACATACTCCGGGAATAATTCAGCGATCCTCGTAGAGGTCTTTTTAGTCAGTGTAGCCATTAATTATAAGATGATGTTGTTGTGTATGATACTCCAGCATTAGATGAGCCTTGGGCTATTGTATCTGATATTCCTGTTACTGATAAATTTGTAGCATCTATTTCTAAAACCTGATTGCGAACAGGAACAATATCATTTGAATTGGGAATAACGGTTATTGTTATTGTACCATCAGAATTAGTTGCTGAAGCAATATTAAAAGAACTCAACACAATTTCTCCTGTGCTGTAATTAATTGTACCTATATTAGCAGTTTCATATGTCTTGGTTGTTCCTACAAAATAATATGTCCTTATATTTCCTTCGCCATCATCATCTAGGAAATGTTCTCCATTACTATTGCCTGTGATAGTGAACCCTGTAGACTCTACGTTTTTTGCACCTGCATCAGGATCTAATAATGCATTATTAAATGCAACAGTATATTTTGTAGCAGCTGCTAATGAAGGAGTAATATTTTGGCTAATTTTTAATGTTGTGATATTAGATAAAATTGCAGTATCAGCATCATCAATAGTTCTTTGAAATTTACTGTATCTAAACAAACCTTCAAATTTTTCTAATTCGTCATCACTAAAAGAATTGATTGCTGTTGTTACTAAAGTTACCAATGCTGTGTTCGATTTAGTAGTCACAGATGGATTATATTTAAAATTTACAACAGGTATAATTTTAATTGTTATTGGATCAACAAACTCTGGAGTAATACTAGCCACAGTATAATCTGCCAATAATGTTTTAATAGACTCTTTTGTTTTGGCTGTTAAATTATTTCCTGAAGGTGTTTTAATACTAATGTAAACCTTACCATATACAGCAGGGTCTGCATACTCCCCACCCCAAACTGCAATAGAAGATATATTAGAATACAATGTTGGTACAAGAGCCTTATAGTCGTTAGCTGTTACAGCTCTATTTTGTGCAGCATAATTAAACGGAGCATTATGTTGTATTGATCCAATATTTTCTGCATCTGCACCACCTGATGCTGCACTAGTTGTAACTATAGTAATATCAGTAAATGTTCCTATAGCACCTGAAGAAGTAAAAGTAGTGGCGCCGTTTGCTGCATCTTTATTGGTTACAACATATTTTATAGAAATGATATTACCATCTACAAGGGCTTTACCTAAAACCCCATCTCCGAAATAAATTTCCCATTCACCATTTGTTGTTTCTTGAGTAAAATATACTGTTGATGTGCTAGTAACATCTACAAGATTATTTGCCTTAGTATAGGTGGTGGTTGTAGAGTCTGATGAACTGTTTTGTACTGTTACTAATAGAGTAGAAATATCTACATTATTATTTGTAAGAATAAACTTTTGGTCTGCATCTGAAATATTCACAGTATATTTTGTTTCGGTCCACGTTCCTTCATAAAGTTTTAATCCTGAAAAGGTGTAAGTATCCGATGCTTGAATTGTTGTATCTGCAATATTTACAAATTGATAAGAAACACCTCCCGCAGAAGCATTAAATACATGACCGGCATATAAAGTTAGACTGGCGGTGTTTGCATCATTAACAGTAATATCAACTGTTGCAGATGGTGCCCTAACTGATACTGGAGTATAACCCATGGCTTTTGCATGAGATACAACAGAGTTTCTTTTTACGGCAGTATCTAAGAACATTTCATTTGCAGCCATGTTTGCCATGAAAGCATTATAGTGTGTATTATAAGCTAACGTGTCTAACAAAACTGAAAGACCTGATCCTTCAAAATCATAATCTGTAAATTCAGACTGCCCTTTCAAATATATTTTTAGATTATCTTTGATTGTATCAAAATCTAAATCTGTAATTTCTAATTTACCTTGTGTGTTGACTGCCATTATCGTATCCTATTAAGGAAGACTTCCACTTCCTCTATTACGTTTGGTACATTTACCAAAGAAAATTGTACCATTATTCTTAATCGGTTTGTATCTAAATCCTGAGCTGTTGCATTATTAACAATAACTTTCTCTACCATCACTCTAGGTTCATATCTTCTTATAACGTGGGTAATAGCACTTTCTAATTCTATTTCCGCTATTGGTGTAAAATTTTCAAATAAAGAACCTTTAACACCACCTCCGATTTCTGGATGAAATAGTCTTTCACCTTTATTTGTTAATACTAGATTACGAACACTTCTCTTTATCGCTTGCACATCTGTAACCTTACTAACATCGGCTGTTAGAGGGTGTTTAGTAAAGAAAAGATTTAAATCTTTATATATGTAAGTGCTTCTAGCACTCTCGTTATGTGATTGGGCATCATCAAAGCCCGTGTTTACTGTTAAAGGCATTTCATATATTTATAAGACTTTTACTTATTTATCCTTGTCGAACCGCAGCATTTATATTTGTAATTGTTCCTGTACCACCAGCACCAGCAACAACCAAAGTTGCAGTACCATAATCTGCACCTTTTTTAGATAAACGATATGTTCCTCTATTACCGTTAGTAAATCCTGAAAAAGAAGCAGTCTCACCATTGACTGAAACAGTTGCTTGAGTAAACCTTGATGGTAATAACATTACAAGATGAGTGCCATTGTGGGAAATTGGTTTCCAAACTGTACCGTGTCCAAAAGCTAAAACATTACCACTACTATTACTGGCAAAACTAAAATCACTATTACTTCCACCTGATCCAGTTGGTGGATCATCCTTATGAAAATCAGGATCCGATCCATCATAACCAGCACCTTCTTCATCTCCTACAAATACATTCTCTGAGCCTTCATCTGTAGACGGTGCACAATGAGGTGGTAGAGGACAAAGTCCATCAGCTAAAGCCTCATCGGGACTATTGTTAATAACTAGTCTATCATTAATGAATACATTTAAGCTGCCAGAAACTAAATTTCCATTACCATGTGAATTGGGATCTTCATCTACAGCCCATAGTTCATCATTGACCCATACATTTTCTTGTCCCTCTACAACAGTAGTAGCTCCACAAACTCTTAACTGTCCATTACAGTGTGCACCCGGCATTTTATTTCCTCAGCTTTCTTATGTTATCACCAGTCTTTTCGTCTATACCCAATCCTTTTCCTTGACCTGTTGTATAAGTTAATACATCTGGTGTATATGCAATATGTCGTTTACCTTTCTCACCTGCAGCTCCATATCCTTGTCCTATACCGAGAACATCACTTTGATTGCCTTTATTAGATGCTAAGAAACAATCCGGAGGAGATTTTTTCTCATGTTCAGAATTGAAATATATTCCTGTGGCCGTATCTATTATAGCACTGGACTCTGAACCAGCCTCTCTAGTGATCCAGCCGTCGTGAACTTTCATAGAAATCCTATGATGAGCATTTAAATCTATTCTACCATGACTAGCGTTATCTAATGATTCTACCTCTGGTGATGGTACAAAAAATTCCATTGTCCCAGCTGTCATACTAATTCTTGATGGAGATTCTGCATTTCGTGAACCTGCACTGTGTTTCCAAGTTTTATCAGATTCTTTAGTACATTCTCCTTCGATGTTAATATGACCACCAGCCACCATATTAATATCTCCATCAGCTCTAAAATTTAAATTGCGTTTAGAATAAACTTCTATATCTCCACCAGAGGCAACCTTCATTCTCCACTTGGACGTCAAACTCATTTTTTCATTAGCAGCAATTAAAACATCATTATCTCCTGTCCATATAACATGACCCTTCACATATAGATAATCATCATGTACACTTATGTTATAGCGGTCGCCCTTTACATAATCTACTTTAGTTCCTTCTTGATCTACTTCATAGTAAGTCCCTGCTCTGTGATATTCATGGATACGTTCTGCACCAGGCGTGTCATCAAATTCCTTTACATGACCTGACTCAGATTCGTAAACATGATTGTATGGATACTCTGCAGCATATCTGCTAGATGGTTGATTCCAATATCCTACATACTTACCATCATCATCGTAGCCGGCCACACTATTTAAATCTTCACCACCAATATTGATCTGTCGCTCTCTAGAATTTGCTTTACTCGCCAACATCGGATGCGGATCAACCAACATAGTACCTCCCCGGATGTACTCTCCTAATGGAGTTTGACTCGGAGCTGCAATTTTAATTATGCCAGATGTTGCACCTAGAGTTGCACCTGTTAAAGTAAACGTCTGACCATTCAAAGCTTCCATACCAACAATACCTGCAAGCTGTACTTTGTCACCTTCACCAATATTCGGTTTAACTTTATAACTGAGGGCTATAGTAGTTGCTGTGCCATTAATATTAGTAATCGTTGCACCGCCTTGGGCTAATCTATTAGTATCATTTCTAGGTAATATAATCTTTTCCGAACTAGAGAGATCATCAAAAAATTTACCATCTTTTTTAGAACCATAAACACCATCTTCAAATAGACCTCTTATATATGTTGTTTGTACTGTTGTTAATCCAGATTTTAAAATTGTTTCTAATCTGGGATAAGGCATCCTATCAGCATCCGCCTTTTCTTTGATTAATGGCCAAAATGGACCATTAGTTGTATCCCGTGTATCGTCATCTTCTAGATATCCTGTACTAATAATCTTACCAGCCTTATCCTCAGGACTGGTTTTGTTTTGCGTGTGATGGAATTTCCATTCTGTTGTTTTTGAACCGTCACCATAATTCTCACCAGAATCTTTTTGTGTAGGTATAGTTAATCGTCTAGTAGTTCCAAATGTATCATACAATCCTTGTGAATGAGCACTAATTGTTGCAGTCTGTGTTTTTAATGCGGCCGCCCCCTCTATTTCAATGTAACTTAATATTTTTAAATCTTCTTCTGAAGGTTTGGCTGTTACTGTTCCACCAGAACCTGATCCTACATGAGTAGTTGTATCAGGCTCATATGGAAGATCACCACTTACAGTTGTCGGATCATAAAACCCAAACTGATTATCTGTTCCTCTAGCAGAACCGTGAGCATTCATTTGTGTAGCTACTCTAGTATTCTTACCAGGTAACGTGCCCATTATAACAGGCTCTTGCATTGCATCTGGATCTCTAAAGAAACCTACGATCCAAGACCCTTCAACTATACCAATTGGAGAGTCTCCTATTCCAGCCATAGCATTACTACCCACAGGTTGCATAACCTCAGCCCAGGGCAAATCATCTGTTTTTATTTTTTCTTTATCTTCGGTGTGATAACCTAAAGCACGAACCCTTACTCGACCGAGTTTTTCTGGATCATGTCTATCTTCAACTACACCAACAAACCAAACGAAACCATCTCTACCTAAAAATCCTGTATTCATACATATATTTATATAGATAAACTAATTTTGTATTCATAAAAAAACCCCTGCCGGAGCAGGGGTTCTTAAACAGCTTTACGGGCTGTTGCCTCAGTTGGTATCGGCAGAGCAGTGCTATCTAGATCACTTTTGATGCCTGAATTTAGTCGAGGACTTTTCTATAATATTGCCTACCGTTTGTAGGACTTTTCTCTCAAGTTATTGCGATTCACACCGACCGACAGATCGCAAGTCTGCCGGACCATCAGTATCGTTTCATTTTTCAACCTTCTTCTATTCTGTTAATCTCCAATGACCTGCATAATCTCTGCAAGCCACTCCCCATGCCAACTCATAACGTCCACCAATGTTTACTTCCATCTGAAACTCTCGGCATAGTTCTCCACGATAATTTCGGAACTCATGTACTACAGGATACCTATGTCCATTATGATAATGATATCCATATCGTCTATCATAATTATGGTAATGATCTAAATGATAGTGTCCCCAATTCGGAGAATGTGAATATGTATTTGGTGATGACCCTATAGTTCCGTGTGCATGATTATGACTGTGACTATGACCTGTGATGGGGAAATGCATTTGAATACTCCAATGTACATTTCCTGCATTAACATCAAAAGGCATTACAAGTCCCAGCATCAATACAATGCCGACAGCATACAAATACAATTTCTCTATATCAACTTTCATTTTATTCCCCATGATTCTTTTAATGTCTTAATAACAGTTTCAAAATTTCCTGTGTAAGAAGCTTTTCCTAAATTTAAAATTCTAAGAGTTAAAGCTACATTATTAAATGTATATCCAATAGTATTATCTAATCTATCAACAGAAATTGCTAATGGGTGTTTGGATATAGAATTGTAACTCTCATCTAAACTAATCCCAGACCAATAACACTTACCATCTTGATCTGAAAATTTTTGAATTAGATCATCAGGTGTTAATTCAATTTTCTTTACTGTAAGACCTTGACCTTTATTTTTTCTAGCAGCATTTCTATCCTGACCAAATTTAATATTGGCCATTAATTTTTTAGCTGTTTCTTCTTTCATCTGTATTATTACTTTCCATAATACTTATCTACTTGTAAAAAATCATTCAAATATTTTTCAGCTAATGCAAGGCTATTCAAAGCTTCCTGTAAACTAAACTTTTCAACTTCTTTTACAAACTTACCTTTATCTAAACGAGTCTTTACATCTGTTTGTAAATCACGAACTTTGTCTACATATTGTTGTCTATTACTCAAAATGTGCTTTCCTCTTAATGTGTTCATTGCCATTGCCACCATTTTTTTGGTCGCCCATATGTACATCTTCAACAGCTACCCAAACCTCAAACATACTTTCCACATCACGAATTAGAAACTTTGTTTCAGTTTCATTTCTCGCCACTACATTACCCTTGCGATACAACTTCTCATATTTTGCAATAGGTAAATCTGCCACTGAATACAACCCACCAAGTCTCCCGAACTCGTCTACTGGAAATTCTGCTTCATAATAACATCTATACTTATCCATTTCTTTAACCATAATACCACTCCTTAAATTCATTATACAATGGCTTTTCTAACCGATAAGCTTCACGTTCCCAAGGCTGTTTGCTGTAAGGTAGTCGACCAAACGATTTAGTCTTCCACTGTACTCTATTAGGTTCAAAATCCCATAGTTCTTTTCTAACAAACTGTTTAAGATGGACCATTTCATGTGCTAACCAAATGAGTATCTGATTGAAAGGATGTTTCATAGAGGTATCCAATTCTATCATAAATTCTCTAGGTCGATTAAGGTCATCATCAATAATCTGACAAAATCCATATGCCTGTTCTTTCTGTTTCAAGTCTTTGGTTAATTTAATCTCAAGCAGAATGTTTCTTGACATTCTTTTACCAAGCAATTTGTTACAATAAAACTCTGCAGCACATCCCAATGATCGAAACAATTTTAAATTATGACTTCTATAACCTTCAATTGTTATTATCATTAGGCAATTCCTTAAATACGTACCGAACAATATATTCAGTACCTTCCATGAATTTACGAGCTTCGTTAATGTCTGTGAAAGTTTTTATTACAGT